TTCATTGGCACTAAATTCTAAAGGCTGCTGACCATATTGATCAAAAAATAATTTTGTGCCGGCTGCACTATCTTGTTTTACTGGTATTGGTAAACTAGGCATTATAAAAATTCTCCAAGGTCTTGGACGGGAGGTACTATTGATCGTTGTGTGGCTGGAGTATTGTCGATATTTCCAGAATTTTTAGGCAATACTAATCCTACTATTCCGCCAACACTACCTATAATTCCACTAATCGCTGCCGGACTACTTAAAACATTAATAGCTTCGTTCCGTAAACTTGCACCAGATAGTTTTCCAATATTCTTTGCGGTGTTCACTGCTTTTATGGCTGTCCCTAAAAATCCACCCACACTGCCAAATGCTGATCCGCCTGCAACGTCCCCGAATATACCTTCTAAACCATCTAGTACTCCGCCTTCACCTAATAGATTTCCTACGCCGCCACCTGCTACAGTCAACGGGCTAGGTACATTATCATAATAAAGATTGGCAAAGCCTTTGGGTGTGTCACGTGAAACATTTCCAGAACCGTAAACAACCGATTCGTATTCTATATTCATTGACATCTCATTAAACTCATTTGCCGAATAACCAGCATCACCGTGCTGCCAACTTGTTATTTTTGGATTGATTAGTTTATAACTTAAAAAACGTCTTCGACTCATAGTAAATATGGTAATAGAGTCAAAGAAGTCTACTGTTTTTCCTTGTCTGTCTAGGCTGTATCTAAAACCTTCAAATGCTGTTCCTGATGCCTGTAGGTTAGTTTTTGAAAATGCAGCTTCTGGATTATGTCGATCCTGTACATATGATCCCATATACAATGCCCATAACGCATTTATAACGCCAGCGGTATCGTCATGAAATTTCATGCTGATGCCTTCATAACTGAAGTTTTTATAAATTATGTGTTTTCTATTGTATTGATTTTTAGTGACTGTTTCAAATTTATACTTGGGTAGATCTGTACTTTTTATCAAATAGCCAATTTCATCAGCATGAGTGTTTGTAAATGTTGCAGATGTTAACACGCTCTTGTTAATTTCAAATTTCACATAGAACATGAACTTGCTACGAGGCATCATCCTGTAGCCGTTTTCTACAAACAATCTGCTAGCATGGCGCCAGCTGGCTAGGCCACCTTTAGGTGTTAGTAGGCCGTCTCCGACACCACCAAGAAATCTTGTGAATACATTTGACATACAATTATTTAGTCGTAAAAAAACCTGGAGTTTAATCCAGGTTTTTTAATAGTTAAAACTATTAACCGCGACCAGTTACTGATTCGCCAATAGTTCTTCCAACCAGTGCTCCGATACCACGCTCTGGGCCTGTACCGTTTGCACCTGCAAACTGAACAGCATTATCACACTTGATGGTTAGTGCTATAGACATTGGTTCGTTTGTTCCGTAGTTAGCTTCACCGTAGTTTACTTCAGAAACAAAACAACCATAAATTTCCCATTTTTCAAGGATGTTTGGTTCCAATGTTCCGTTGCCACCATCTAACATTTCGATGTTCATTTGGAATTTATAATCAATACCAGAACGTGCAGAAGCCTGTTCCATGAAATCGTATTGTTTCTGGATCTGTTGTCCAACAATCTTTTGCACCTGTCCGTTAGCATCATCACGAAGATTCAATGTAAAATCGCCCCACGATGGTTTACCAGCAAGTTTGACCTTTGAGTTGTAGATCTCAATTGTCATTTCTTCAAAAGTTACTGTTGGTCTAGTAACGTCAGAAACTTGTTTTGTTAATTCTGTACTAGCTTCAACACCAAAACCTAGCAATAGCACCCTAAAGCGATATTTTAGTTTTGGCATCAGCAGCGCAGTGCCGCTGTTGCCGTTTGAAGTAGGAACCGAAATTCTATTTAAGGAAGTTAGTGCCATTTTTAAATTTCTCCTGTATTCTTAATACGCAATGGAATGTAAATAAATTCTACCGCTTTTACTGGCTCAATAGCAATATCTACCCATAGCTCGTTGCGATCGACTCTTGCATTTGTGTTATTAGACTCGTCGCAAACTACTGCGAAGTCATATAGAGCACGTAAGCCTACCAACTCGATCAATAGACTCTCAACAGCGCCTTTAATCTCGTCTCGTGTAATCTTGTCATTTGGTTCAAAGATATAAGGACGAGCAAGTTTAGTCAACTGACTACGTAGATATACTGTTAAACGTGCTACGTTAATACGATCTAATGCTGATGCATTTCTTGCACGAGTCTTTTGACCGTACGCAACTAGACCAACTCCAACAAAGAATGGAATTGGATTAACTTTTAGATCATACAATGTATCGCGTTGACCTTCGTTCAATGCCACTGACTGGAATTCACCAGTTGCTGCATCAATGTAGCCAACGCCTGTTGCATTGGTAATACCACCACGTCTTGTACCTGCTGGTGCAAACCATGGATAGCTAACTTGGTCGCTTAGAGCGATTGTACGCAACATCATGTGTGTTGCTGGAACAACTGCGTTAGCACCGCCCAAGTCTGTGGTAAATCCGTTTGGATACCAAACTGCTGAATACTCGTCATAGCTAACAATACCTGTATCACCGTTGTCTAGTGCTCCGTTAGCATTAGTGCCCCAAGCTGTTAGGCTTGTTGCATCCGATGGTAATCGTAATGGTGTATCACCTAGAACAAACGCTGTCATGCCGCGATCTAAGTTCAAGTTGATCAAGTTGCTGTATGCTTCTGGATATCCAGGGCAAGCAATTAGGTTAAAGTTTCTACGCTCTTCGTCACGGATTTCTGAACTTGTATCGATAACGCTCTTTAGTTTTTGTACAACTAGAGCACGTTGAGCTTTACGACCAAATGATCCTGAACCGTCTTCGTTATTTGGAGAAGCTGTAATCCAACGATCAGTTGCATAAGCACTTTGTCCGTCACCAATTACTGGACTATTGCCGGCATCGTTATAAAATGCTTCGTAGCGGACGTTCTTAGCTGCTGTATCGATGTAGCTGTTAGCATAACGTTTAACGTTGCCACCACTTCTACGTAGGTTCCATAACAACATACCTTTTGGATATAGTGCTGGATCTGGACAGTCAAAGTCTACATAGTTACTGCTTAACAAGTCTTTAATCGTTGCTGCTGTATTACCGGTTGCACCACTTGCACCATAACGTGCATCGGCAAATAGAACACCGTCTTCTGTAGTTTGATCTGTTTTGTCAACTAAAACCCATTCTAAATTTAATCCATCATAGCGATAGATAGTTGGAAAGTTTTCTAAATCTGCTGTACTAATCCAAAGATCGCCGTTGGCTAAATTACTGCCGCCACTTTGTTTTGTTGGCTCGCTGGCTGCAACAATAGGACCATTAACATCAGTTCCTGTATAAGGACTTGATGCATCTTTGTATCCAACCCAAATTTCGCCGTTGTGGACCATCATGTCAACTTGATCAAACGCTGGGTTATACCACAATTGACCATCTTGTGGTTCTGCCAACGGAGTGGATGCTGTAGCATTATAATCGTCGGCAGCTAACGGAATCCAGTTAGTTGCTACAAAAGTTTCTGTTGCTCCAGTACCTACTGCATATAAATTTTGTGTACCGTCACCTGTGTCGATATCATATGCTGCAAATACACTAGTAATTGGATTAAAGGTACCGTCTGTGAAGCGCATATCACCACCTTGTTTGTGATAAATTTGTACTTCGTTATCGGCAGTAACCGCAGCTTCAACATTTGTTAGTCCGGCTGCATTAATTTCAGTTGCTAGTGTTTCAGCATCAGTAGAATTTCCAAGAGCTGAGAAAGAAACAGTGACAGGAGCATATGCAGGAGTAGGCAATGCGCCATTTGATGTTCCTAATGTTACTCTACCTTTTAATGATTCTGCAATCGTAAACGTGTTTTGACCAACGCTAAATGTTCCGGAACCAATGACATCGGAAGTAATTACAGTATTTCCTGTAGTTGCTCTCTTCCATAGTCTAAAGGATGTAGTTTCTGGAGTAGCATCGATAGAAGAATTTTCAGTGCTATTACTTTGAACAAACAGGCTGTTTGCAGCGATTCCAACGCCTCCACCACTACGATCTAAGTAGTAAAGGGCTGCATGTGTGCTAGAATAGATAGGAGCTGAATATTCAACCCATGTCTTAGTTGCTGCATTCCAACGCTTGACAATCCAACGAGCACCATAGTTAGGCTCAGTTGTTTTGATCCATACAGAACCTGTAGGGCGTGGCTTAGTGTTTGTTGATTTCCACTCCGGAACACTTGTGTGTGGAGTTTGTTGCAATGCTGGACTGAAATAAGTACCAATTGCTAGACCTAACTCAGTTAGTGCTGTTGCAGAATTTGTACCACCACCTGCAATAATAATAGCATCTGAATTTGTTGAATCATCAGATGCTGATAAATTACCGCTATCAGAATGCAAATATAATCTGTTATTGCTTACGACTGCTTGAACACCGTCTACTGCTAATGTAATATTGTTAGCTAATGTTGTAAGATTTGAAACAACAGTTATCAGTGTGCCGTTAATATAAAAAGTATTAGAAGGTGTTAATGTGCCAACAGTAGTTGCTCCGCTGACTGTAGGATGGCTTTGTGCCCAGTCGTTGCTACCAACTTCTACCCAGGTGTCGCCGCCTAACAATGTAGTGTTTCTCTTGTAATAAATTACAACTGGCTCTTTAAACAAGCTAAATCCAGCTTCGCCGGTATTGCCGATAGTTTGTGCAACCACCGCATAATCACCAATGGAGCCTACTGAATCTTTTGGTTTCCGTGTGCCTGAATCAATTTTTACTGTATCGTCATCAGTTAATACCAATGGAGTTTTTACTGCAAACTTCTGGCCGCCTGTTGTGGTAGCTGCTGCGCCATTCCACTCTTGGATACCCCAGGATGTTGCTCTTGTATCAAACCACCATGCGCCATCTGCTGGCTCTGCTCCCGGGGCGGTTGTTTGACCTTCAAGTTCGTCTAGATTGACATCAGCACGAACAATGAATGCTGCGTTAGATACACCCAAGAAGCTATATGCTGCTAGTAAACCATATTCGTTTCTTTCGCCACCATGTATAGGGCTCGAAGACGCTGTCTTCTCAAAGAAAGGAACACCGTAAGTGTCAACAAGTTCTCGTTGACTAGTGATCTTAAATGCTTTGCCGGTGTTAGCCGGTGTTGTTCCTGCGGCAGTACCTGTACCTGCTGCATTAGATTTGTTTTCTGCGGTTGCAATTACAATAAGAGGAGTCGTACCAGGTTCTGCTGGTGTGTAAAAACTCTCATCAATTACTGTAACTTGTACGCCGGGTGATATTAGTGCCATTCCCTATTCTCCTGGTAATAGTTGCTCATATTATTTAGCGGTATCCGCTAAAATTGGTACGTTATACCTAGAAGAAAAGGGGTTGAAAAGGTGTAAATAGATATATGAGACCACTTTGTAGGTGCGGACAACGACCCCGTGCTGTTAATTATAAAAAGAATGACAAGATTTACTATCGTAGTCTATGTGAAATCTGCATGTCGCACGGAGTTAATCATGGAATACCCCGCTGGGCTAGAGCAGGGTATAGGATAAAATCACAATGTGATAAATGCGGTTTTAAATCAATGCATTCTGAAGTTTTTAGAGTATTTCACGTTGACGGTGATCTCAACAATTGTAGGCACAGCAATCTAAAAACTGTCTGTGTCAACTGTGCTACTGTGTTAGGCAAGGACGGAATAATGTGGCGGCAAGGGGATCTCGTCGCCGATTACTAGGCCTTTTGATCGATCATATAATTCATCAATAGATCCGTTGTTATCTATAATTCCATCAAATTTACAACCAATCCATGCCCACTCGCTGGCATGGATCTTTTTCATTTTCATAGAATTTAATCCAACGTTGTTGCCTTGATTTGCGCTAAGGGCGTCTTCATACCATGCGGGTAGATCACCTCGCTGCACCCAATAAATTTTTCCACCTGCTTTTTTAATAGCTTCAATTTCGTTAGGAAAACGACAATCACTAATTACCACATGATCTTTACTATTGCGTATTTTGTTTTCTAAACTGGCAATCCAGATATCATCATGAAATGCTTTACGGCAAACTTCTGTACCCCAATATTGTAATACCCATCTAGGAGTTAATGTAGGCATGTCTAATCGTTCAGCCCACCAAGTATCAACTTGCTCTCGCCATTCGCGAGCTTCTTTAGTGCGCCCTTCTAACATGGTTCTGTCCCAGCCGAATACATGGGCAACAGCATCTTTTAGTGTTGATGCAAAACTTTCTCTTCTAAATTCGTGGAAGTTAACTAGATAGTCAGCGACTGTGTCCTTGCCGCTGCCAATAAATCCGCATATTCCTATAATCATAAATGTCTCCTATTAGATACATTATACTATAGAAAGTTTATAAGGTCAAATAAATTTAACCAATTATGAATGTGTATCCGCTGCCACCTGATACTAGCGTTTCTAGTTCTTTAGTCAATCTTTCCAAATCAGCAGTTGCTTCTGATTTCATAGCAGCGCCGTTGAGACTGCTGCCGCCTCCGGGTCCTGCAATTTGAGCAAATTTTTCACGTGCCTGTCCAAGCATCATTTTACAGTTGGCCAATGTATAGTCTTTGATCCATTGCCCTGCATAGGTATCTTCAATGATGGCAAAGTCGGGCTTAGTATTATAAACCTGTATCATGATTTCTTCAAATCCACGGGGACGCTGTAAGATTGTTAGTTTTCGACTCTGTGGATGCCAATTAAAACCAATAAATGATCCAAACATTTTGCCTACTAGTTCCTGATACTGACTAAACAATTCATAGGTTAGTAGGCCGCCCATGTTTGTTGATGATAACAAATAGGTATTTGTATAGGCCAAGTTGAATGGTTCAAATACAGTGCCACCAGTACCATTGCCGGTTCTTGAGCCCACTGATCGTCTAAAAATCTGTCGTACCTGCTGAACTTCTTTTGGTAGAATATAGTCGTTTTGATTTTCTTGAAGTGTCAAAAACATATAGCTTTCTTCTACAGCATTATCTGAACGTTGGCGGAAAACGCCTAGACTGCGGGTTAGGGCAGTTTCGTAGTGTATAGGATCTAGTTCTACATCAATCATGCCGTCGCCCAGCATGGTTTTACAGTAA